ATTATGGGTAGTGCAATATCTGGTGAAAATATTGCAAGATCTATCTTGACAAAGCACAAAGTTTCTGCTACAGTAGGGCATAGTCATTTGTTAGATTATGCAATATCTACATTGCCAAATGGTAAAAAATTAAATGCATTATCTGCAGGATGCTATTTAAATCATGTAGAACATTTTGCTAGAGATACTCAGCATATGTGGTGGAGTGGTTTAGTAATTAAAAAAGAAGTTAAAGATGGTAATTATAATATGGAGTTAATTGATATTAAAACTGTAAGGAGAGAGTATGGAAGAAGATAAGTCTTGGAAAGACATTGATGTTAAATATGTATTTGAAGAACCAATAGATTCTAAGAGAACTTATAAATATGAAAAAGATCATACACATGATATGTCTTATGAAAATGAGAGAAAACATAATAATGTGCACTCACCTTCACATTACAAGCATGGTAAAAAAGAAACTATAGAAGTCATAAGAGATTGCATGACTAGTGATGAGTATCATGGATATTTAAAAGGTAATGTTTTAAAATATGTTTCTCGTTATAAGTTTAAGGGAGAACCATTACAAGATTTAGAAAAAGCACAATGGTATTTAAACAGACTAATAAAGGAGGTTAAATGACGCATGGTGAAAAAATGGCTTTACTTGGTAGGATAAATATGCTATATGAACTTGCTATAGAAATATCAAATAAAATAAATAAATTAAATCAACAATTAGAGGAGGTAGAGAAAGATAATGGGAGCAGTAAAACAAGCAATACTTGAGTTAGAAGATTTCGTTGCAGGTTGTTTGCGTGAAGGTAGAACGTTAAATCAAACTATACGAGATGCCAGAGAATCTAAAGCAGCAAAAACTAATCCTTATTTTGATGAAGAGGATTTAGTAGAAAACAAATACTACCAATTTAAAGGAGCAGAGTAATGAGAGATCTATTTTTAGATGCACTTAAACGTAAATATGAAGCAGAAATAGCAGCAGGTAAAGCAACTGCTAAAGTTTATTTTGATAAACCAGTTGCTATTGGAGAACATCCACAATTTTTAGATGAGTTAGATAAAGTTCTAACAAAAATATCTAATGCAGAAGAAAACTTAAAAACATTATCTAAATATTTTGATAATATCGTTGATGATGATGACATACCATTTTAATAGGAGGACAAATGGCTGAAGACAAAAACAAAACAAAACAGGCAACACCAAAAACTTATGCAATTAGCTCGGAGCAGTTAATGGATATAATGAGATATTTAATGACTAGACCTTACGGAGAAGTTGTTAAAATTATGAACTCTTTATCTGCACTAACTCCAGTTAGTATACAAAAAGAGGGTGTGTCTGATGAACGAAAAAAATAATCTAGATAAATATACTGGAATATTGTTTGAGTTAAAAATAGGATTAAATAAAGATAATGCTATTGTAATTGATTATGGTGGTAAACCTGTTGGTAAAATAAGAGATGCCTTAAAAGGTTTTCCTTATCAAGCAAACTTGTGTGCAGCTATAATTAATCATGCAAATTCTATGGGTAAAAAAATGCAAGATGATATTAAACAAATAATACAAAAAATATAAGGAAGATATGGAAAAAAGAAATATAAAAGAGTTAATAGAAAAGGAAGCACCTAATTTAAATAATTTGTTAGATCCAGAAGATGTTAAACAGTTTAAAGGATTAACAGAAGAACTTAGAGATACATGGACTAAGAAACAAATGTTTAGAACAGAAACTGAAATGCAGTTTTCTGTATTAAATGATGCAAAGTATCCAACTAAAGCTGCAAAGTATTGGCAATGTGTTAGAGAACAAAATGTTTTTTTAGAAAACTTAATGAATCTATCTTTTGATTACAGAAGAGCAGAAGTTAAAATTAAAAGATTACAAGAAAAATTAGATAAAGAAACAGATCCATTAAAAAAAGAACTATTACAAATAGATATAGATGAAAAAATTTATGGTAAAGCATCTATGCAATTAGTTGCTAGAGACAGGATGAGAGAAATAAAATTATGGTCTAAATTTAAAAAGAAATTTGATGATGGTTCATTTGATACTCAAAATGTTAATACACATCAGCTACATTCATATCATTTAACTATGAAAAATAAAGCTGAAACTTTAACTTCTGGATCTTCTCAACCTGAGGTATTTAATGTACTAGGTCAACTACAATCTATTGAAAGAATAAAAAAAGAAAATGGACAATTAGAACAAACTAAAACAAATAAACTTACAAATGAACTTGGGGCAAAACCAGAATAAAAAACTTTTCTTTTTAACTGCAATGCCAAGATCAGGTAATACTTTGTTTGCATCTATTATAAATCAAAACCCTGAAATAGCAGCTACCCCAAACTCTATTACATTAGAAATAATGAAAAATTTATTTTTGTTAAAAGAAACTGATGTGTTTAAAAATTATCCAGATTATAAATCTTTAGATAATGTATTAAACTTTGTGTATGATAATTACTACAGGGATTGGACACAACGTGTAATTATTGATCGTGGTCCTGTAATGACATCAGGTAATTTTTTATTGATGCAAAAACATTTTAAAAGAATATTTAAATGTATTGTATTACTTAGAGATTTAATGGATGTATTAGCTAGTTATATGCAATGGTATACAGAAAATCTTGACGCATTTCCTAATAGATTTAATTTAAAAAATGATGAAGAAAAATTAAACATGCTTATGAATAAAGAAGGTGCTATTGCTAAAAATTTAGAAGCAATTAAAAATTCTTATAATTATCCAAATTTGTGTCACTATGTAAAGTATGATGATTTAGTTGCACAACCAGAGCAAGAGTTTAGAAAAATCTATAAGTTTATAGATGAACCTTATTTTAATCATAGATTTGATAACTTAGATCAAATAACAGTAAATGGTTTATCATATGATGACACAATAGTTGGCAGTAATATGCACAAACTATTTGATGGACCTGTTAGAAAAATTTATAATCCCTATATAAAAAAAATTCCAGAAAAAATTAGACATAAATATGAACACATTAAATTTTAATTTTTTATTTTTAGGACAATCTGTTTTAAAATGCCAAGTTCCATTAGATATTTATCATACTATAAATAGTGTATATGAAAAACGTAAACATGAATTGTATCCAGCTAATAAACAATTAGTAGGTAAAATACAAAATGAACATTCTTTATTTTTTAATGGAGCACCTAATAATAAAATGAAACCACACAAATACTTACCAGATAATGTTATGAAATGGTTCTGGGAAAGATTTAAACATTATTTAGATTGGAATAAAACACTTAATTATAAAATGCATTTAAATTCTTGTTGGGTTAATGAAATGAAAGAACACGAATATAATCCAGTACATATTCATCAAGGTACTTTATATACAGGTCTGTCTTCTGTTATGATATTAAAGTTACCAGAACAAACAGGTGTTGAGTATTCTGCAGAAGATAAACCTATGAATGGTAGATTACAGATAATGGGTAATTCATCAGGACAATTTTGTAATTCCGACTATTCACCAAACACAGAAGAAAGAGATTTTTATGTATTTCCATATGACATAAGACACTGTGTGTATCCATTTAACGGACCAGGTTTAAGAAGAACTTTATCTTTTAATTGTGATGTAGAATATAATCCAGTAATAGATAGAGTTGCAAAGTAATGTACGAAAACACAATTATAACAGAACCTAAATGGAAAAGTTGGATAATACAAACAACAACTCCATTATTTACACCAGATCAATGTAGGCAAATTATAGAGGCAGGAAGAAGGCAACCACCACAGCAAGCACAAGTAGGTATGGGTAAACCAGGTGGTGGTACAGATACAAACAAAAGAGTAACTACAATTAGTTGGATACCATTTAAAGAAATGGGGCATATGTATCGTGATCTTAATAATTTTATACAAAAAGCAAATAATAATCATTTTGGTTTTGGTGACATTAGAATTACAGAACCTGCTCAATTTACAGAATATCCTGTAGGGGGATTTTATGATTGGCATATGGATTGTGATATAAATATGCAACATGAGCCACCTGTTAGAAAAATATCAATGACTCTTTTATTAAATGATCCTTCAGAGTTTGAAGGCGGACATTTAGAATTAATGTCACCTGGTAAATTTGCTAAACTTAAACAAGGTCATGCAATAGTTTTTGCATCTTTTTTAAACCATAGAGTTGCACCAGTAACTAGAGGATTAAGACAATCTCTTGTTGTTTGGTTTGGAGGTAAACCTTTTAAATGATTAAAGAAGAATTTTTTCCAACTATTATTTATGCAAAAGATGTAGAATTAAATAATAAATTTTTTGAACAAGAAGTAATCTCTTGGTCTCAACATGATAAAGGTGTTAATAAAACAAATGTTAATGGATGGCATAGTAAAACTAATATGCATACTTTTCCACAATTTAAATCTTTAGTAGATGAGTTATATAAAATGCAATTAGAAGTATTTAAAGAAGAATGGCTAGATAAAAAACCTAGACTGGGCAATATGTGGGCTAATATAAATTATAGTGGTGGTTATAATCGACCACATGTACACCCTAATGCTACTTTTAGTGGAGTATATTATATAAAAACTCCACCTAATTGTGGTGAACTTATATGTAATGATCCAAGACCTGGAATACAAACAATGATGCCAACTAGAATTGAAGGTAAACCTCCAAAAAATTTATGGAGAGAAGTTCATTTACAACCTGTTGAAGGTAGAATAATTATATTTCCTGCTTGGCTTTGGCATTGTGTTGAACCAAATAAATCAAATGATATGAGAATATCAGTAAGTTTTAATTTTATACAAGATGGCTTTTAATAAATATCAGATAATAAAAAATGCAATTAGTTATGAATTGGCTAATTTTATATTTAATTATTTTTTATTAAAACGTGATGCGGTTCAATTTATGTATCAAAATAATATTACTTATGATACAAGTATACTTGGTACTTGGTCTGATCAACAAATTCCTAATACCTATTCCCATTATGCAGACCCTGCAATGGAAACATTACTAATGAAAGTATTACCTAAAATGCAACAAGAAACAGGATTAGAATTAATACCCACATATTCATACGCTAGAATATACAAAAAAGGTGATGAGTTAAAGAGGCATAAAGATAGACCTTCTTGTGAAATATCAACTACTTTAAATTTAGGTGGTGATCCTTGGTCTATATTTATAGATGGTACTGGTGCTAATACTGTTATTGATGAATATAAAAATATACATAAACCTAATGCACCAAAAGGCACTGAGGTTATGCTAGATGTAGGAGATATGCTTGTGTATAGTGGATGTGAATTAGAACATTGGAGAGAACCATTTAAAGGTAATACTTGTGGTCAAGTATTTTTACATTACAATCATGTTAATGGTCCTTTTGCTGACAAAAATAAATTTGATGGTAGACCTATGTTAGGATTACCTAAATTAAATTTTGGTTAGCTTTAAATTGACCAAAAAAAAAGACACCTAGAGGTGGTTCTCTAGATGTCTTCTGTTGCCTGGGGGAGTCTTTATGGCTCCCCTTTTTATTTTAGGGTATTCATTTGATTCACTATTGGTTTTTTTTTAGGAATCAACATATTTTCTGTTTCTATTATTGGTTTAATTCTATCATTATATACACTACTTAAAAGATTAATATAGTTTGGATTCTCTGCATATGATGCCATACCTTGAAACATATTTGCTATAGGTTCATCTTTTTCTGCAGCTTTTGCAACTTCGCTATACCTATCATCAGTTATTATTAAATTAGCAAATCCTCTTATACTACTTTTTGGATCAGGAAAACTAGCTATGTTTGTACCACCTGTAGTGGTAACAAAATCTTGATCACCTATTGGTTTCATACCAAAATAATTATTACCTTTCTGTGCAGTAGGTGCACCTTTAAATTGAAAATTACCTGTTTCTAAAGCAGATACTGTAGCTACAAACCCTGGTTTTTTTAAAAGTTTTCTTTCAATAGAACCTTCAGGATACTCTTCAGCAACTTCATTAATCGCTTTTATAAAACTTTTAGTGTCGTTTATCTCAGCCATAGTAATACTACATATAATTAAGCTAGCAATTCCAAGCCCGAAGTGCTTTATTAATTCTAGAATTTGGATCATTAGCAGTTTTTTTAGAAGTTAATTTTTTCTTCATCCCTTTCATACGAGCACAAAAACTA